ATTTTTTTTACTGCGTTTGAATATGGAAAAGATTTACTCTTAACTATCATTTTTACGATATTTTTAATGTCTATAGATCGGTCTTTCAATTTCGGTACTCCCCCTGCCAAGACCTTATATTTATAGATTCTATAAAGTCGTATATAGATATATATATTAGGTCTATATTAAGTATCGTTTTCAATACCTCCAATTCAAGTTTTTGATACCTCCAAAATTGTATAATCACTTAATAACCTTACCCATGTTAATAACATTGGGAGAACTTAAAGCTGCGTTCAGGTTGCGATTGTGTCTATTTTTAGACAAGGATATTTTTCTTCTTTTATTGGTATTATGTAAGATGTATTCTTGCATGGTTGGTTTATCAAAAACATAATGGCAAGTACCATTGTCTATTTGTTTTCTAGCCAACATTCCAAACATGGTTAATCGGTCAAGGCAACGAATAAGAGTTGCTTTAGTTTTAATTCCTGTTCTTATCATTAAATATTTATGAGAAATCCTACACTTATTAGGTGCATTTTCAAAAGACTTACAGATAATATAGATTAACTTTTCATGTGAGTTTAAAGCTCTATTATTAAGCAAGTCTTTATCTATCTTCTCAAAATATTTCAATTTATTTCCTTGTAATATTCTATTAATTTATCTGCTTTTATTTCAGTTAGCTTTCCTCTTTCATCTTCAAAGACTAAAACAACATCTTCTGCCAAATACATTGGGTACATATACATATTCTCATTAAGTTGTTTGCCTTTAACTACTGCCAATTTTCTCATTATTTTTTCCTAGTTCTTTCTCAATTTGCTCCATAGTCTTACCTAAAATATTAATCGCATAATGATCGCAACAAAAATATTTTGTATGCTCTCTTAAATCTGCTCCCTTACCACAAACACAACAAGGTTTTTTAGGATCACCATACATATCTAATTCCAAGAACTATCCTTTAATAAATTAATTGGAGTTAATTTATCTGGTGGAATAGAATAACAAGGTGGTCTGGCAAGACCAAAATCTGTCTTAAATTTATCCTGACCTAAAACATAAGTTGAATTAACAAAACCTAAAATTTTAAAGTTTGGAGCTTCATCAATGACTAAAATATAAAATTCATTTGGTTTAGCTTTAGGTCTTATAATTAAAGAATTATTATTTTTAGGAATTTGTGTTCTAATTTGTAATCTTAAATCTTTAAAAATTAAATCAGGAACACCACCAACATTACAATGATACTCAAATTTTATTTTTAAAAATTTAGCAAGTGCAACCTCACCCATAGCACCAGATATGGATTTAGCCATTTGATCGTTTAAAGATCCCTTATAATTATAACCCCATTTTTCCTGATACTTTTCTGATTCTAAACAACGCAAAATTCCAAGATGTGCTGCTGATTGCATTTCATACAAATCAAGGGTTATTGCGTTATTCTCCATCAACACCTTTCTCTGTGCAGTATGAGAGCATTATTGGTCTATCTTTATAGGTGTAATAACCCCAGACTTCGCCATTTCCCTCAGTATAATTAGGGTTTAATTCCCATTTTCTGTTGCTTTCTATTGCTTTTTCGCAAGAAATATCTTTAATTTCATTAGTAATAGGGATTTTAATTAGCTCTAAATGACCATCACTAGACATTACACCAAAAATTAACATCAATATTTTCATAATATTTAGATGATAAGTAGTGAACAAATCAAGTGATTTACTATGCACAAATTAAATTAAATAACAACAGAGAAAATTAATTAATATCAAATTAATTTTATTTCATTTCTTTTAAATTAATGGTAATAATTTGACAACAAATGAATAACATAATACAAAAACTTATGACTAAAAAATTGCTTAATGATAGCTTTGGTTTTAGAAAAGATGGATTGGATTTTTTACTTAGAAGATATAATAAAAAAATTATAAATTTTGTTAATGAAACTTATAGCCAATCGGACAAAAGAATTAAACAAATTCAAATATCTAAAATATTAAATAAAAAGAAAAATGCACCCAAATATTATACAGAAATTGACTTGGCAAGGGATTTAGCAAAATGGTTAAATCAATATAGAATTAATGGTGATGATGTTATTACACCAACATATTTTTTAGGTAATTCAGCTAGAATTGATGTAATTGGAGCATTATATAGTAATGGTCAAGTTGATTTATATAAAAAAAAAGACATAAAAAAAGTTTTAACACACTCAAGATATGCAGATTGTGTTGCTATAATTAGTAAATCACAACCTTTACATGGAGCTATAAAAATTTTTAAACCTAAAAAAAATGTTTATGCTGGAGCTGATAATAGATTAGGTTTTTCTCAGGATAAAAAAACTAAAATTATTTATTTTGGATATATAGAGCCAAAATCAAATGGCAGATATGACATATTAGATAAGTCAATTTCAACAGGAAAAACCCTATCAATTATGGCAGAAAATATAGAATTATTGTGGTCATCAAGACTTTCTACTAGCTTTTTTCCTAGCTTTTGGGAATATTAATAGTTTCTCTCAGATTAATTTAGTTGCCATCAGATTTTAATTATGCTACTGATTTGTTATATGGCGAATCATATAAATGTAATTGGTGATAGTTATACAAAATTTGGATTAAAGCACACTTCCAAATCAACAGCTTGTCTGCCACACACAATAAGATTTTTTAAAAAACATATCCTTACCCCAAAAGAAAATTCAGAAATATCTAACGCAAGTTTTATCGGTGGAACTTTAATACACATGATTGTTCAAGAGAGCTTAACTAAAAAATTAAGTTTAGATGATGTAATTAAATCAGAATTAATACAAACTAAAATAGATGAGTATGAACCTAATGATGAAAAAGATAAAAAAAAATTTGAATTTATAGTTAAGACAGCTAAAGAAACTGCACAAAATCATTTAGATAATATAGATGACTTAGGTCAATATGAATGGAGTGATGAACAAGAGAGAGTTTTATGGACTCCCCCTGTAAATACATATTGGTTAATGTATATAGATTTAATTGGTAAATTAGCTAAAGCAAAAGATCCTGAAGTTTTAGGTGATTTAAAAAATAAGTTTGGCACAGTTACATTAACTAAAACTAAAGGTTGGACATATACAAATGTTAAAATTCCTGACAGACCTTTTTATTCTGATGTTCAACAAGTATCTCTTTATCAAAAAGCTACAGGCTTGAAACCATTTCTTAGTTATGCAAGTAATTGTGATCGTAAATTATTTACACAAGAAAATTGTGAGGATTTAAAACAAGAAAATTTAGACAAAGCTCTTAAAGAACTAATGATCTATGAGATTGCATGGGAGAAAAAATTAAAATTAGCTGATGGTGATTTAGATACTTTAGCTTGGTTATGTTGTCCTGATTTTTCTGACATTAAAAAGAAATCATTCTGGTGGACAGGTGTTGCACAAGAACAAATTGATAGGTTGTTAAAACATTATGGGTGATATGGGAATTATAAAACCTTTAAGAGATAGAGTTAGAGATTTAGAAGTTATTAATGATGCTCACCAAAAAAAGAATGGTCAGCTTAGAGTAGAAATTCAAGACAAAGATAAAATAATAAAACAATTAAAACAACAAACAATTCAGCTTGGTCTTGAAAAGTTTGAACTAATTAAAAATGGAGAAGTATGAAAGAGAGAACATTACAAGACGCAATAGTACAGTTTAGAAAAAATATTGATGATAGCGACTATGCAAACTTAGGAGCAAAAGGAAAGTACCTTACTGTTCCATATAGAATTAAATTTGTTAGAGATTTTTTTGGTGAAAGAATGTCTATACAAACTAACAGTACAGAACTAGCAAATGGTTCTCATAAATTTAGAGCAAACATTTATATAGATGACAAGTTAGTAAGTGTTGGAGAATCTAAGCAAATGAAAAATGCTGACAAAGAATTTGAAAAACAACAAACAGTTTCTATTGGTAGAGGTCTATCAATATTAGGTTTCTTTGGTGATGAATTAGCAACTGCCGAAGAAATGACAGATTTTTTAAAACCACAAAAAAAAGAAACACTAAAACCAATTGTTAAATTAGTGCCTAAAGATAAACCAAAGTTAAGCATAGAACAAATGGCAAATGATTGGATAGAAGTATTAAAAAAAACTGCTCAACATTCTGTATCAGTTGGTAAATTTGAACAAAATTTAAATCCTTTGCGTAAGGAATATATTAATGAACTTCAAACAATCTACACAGATTTAATTCAACAACAAAGAATTGATACTGCGTACATTTCACTACAAAAACAAATAACAAATAGGAAAAAATAATATGAGTGAATACGATAATTCAGCAGCACTTTGGAAAAGACAAGCAAGAGATACTGATGTAGCTGGTAAAAAATACCCACACTACAATGGCAATATAACTGTTGGTGGAAAGAAAATGAATTTAGCTGCATGGTTAAATACAGAAAAAACCAAAGAGGGACAACCAGATATATCATTAAAGATTTCTGAGATTGTTGCTAAAGAGGGACAACCATTTTAATGTCAGAAAAATTAAACCCTGAGTATTATAAAAATAAAAAAATAGAAACTAATGAGGCGATTGTATCACAGCAATCGCCAATGGCAATTATAGGTGGTTATCAAAGAGAAGTTTTAAAATATTTTATGAGATTTGGTGAGAAACATGGTGGATCATTAGATGCAACTTTAATGGATGTATCTAAAGGACATTGGTTTGCAGAAAAATTAATACAATATTTAAATGATCTAAAAAAGAATGGAGATACCATTGAAGAAGTAAATAATGTTTCTGAACTTTTTAAGGATAAATAATGAAGAATGGAAATGGACATAAATATATTTATTTAAGTGAACCAAAACTAAAGACACTTAAATTTATAACAAAGTATATAGAGAAACATAAATTTTCTCCGACTTTTGCTGAGATAAGTAAAGCTCTAAAATGGAGCAGAGCAAGGTCTGGCAAGATAGTATCAGAGTTATATGACTTAGGGTTTATCTCTAAAGGCATTAATGCTCATAGAAAAATTGAAATGACTACTGAACAAATGGGTTCAGTTGCCAATTTAAATGTAAATAAATCATATCCAATATTAGAAAGTAGAACATGAGTGTAATTAAAGAAAGTTTTTTTGAAGCAAGTTTTAAAACAATAGAAGAATTTGACAATGCAGAAGTAGCTGCTGCGTCTAATGTAAGCAATAATGCTGAACTAAAGATTATGGACATTAAATTAGATAAGTCTTTAATCAAAACTAACAAAGAGGAAAGTAATGATGGCAAGGAGCAACAGTCTATTGAGAAGATATGAAAAGCTGCAAACACTACATTCTGAAATCATGCGACCAGCTAAAAATCCTGGTTCAAGACAATGTGTGCATAGTGCAAAGGCTTTTAAAAAATATATCAAAGTCTATAGACAAATTGTTGGTGTGGAAAATGAAGATGCAAAATTCATTTATTCACAATTATAATTATTAACTAACTTAAAAGTTGTAATTATTCTCAGGCTACTTGTCTGCCTAAATTAAAGGAGAGAAAAAAATGAGTAAAAGACCATACAAATCTTACATTAAATCTGATGAAGAAAATGTGCTTAATGAAATTGTAGGTGAGAGATTAAAAGTTGCTAGAAAAAATGCAAATTTTACACAAACAAAATTAGCAAATAGATTAAATATTTCTTTTCAACAAATAGGAAAATATGAAAAAGGAACTAATGGATTAAATGCAATTCGTATATTGCAAATATCCAATATACTAAATCTACCTAAATCCTATTTATTAGAAAACATAGAATTATTGGAGAAAGTTAGACCAACCGATAATAGCTCAGTTTCGTTAACTGAGTTTTAAAAATGTCTAACATAAAATTCAGCTAAGCCTAGTGAACTTAGTTGTGTTTGTTTGATGATGAGGGTGGATAAGATAGCTCCTGTCCACCCTTTTTAATATGAATTTTAATAACTATTATTGTGTATTTAAAAAAGGTCTGCCAATAGAATTTTGCGATAAAATAATTTCACAAGCTGCCAATCAAAATAAAAATAAAGCATCTGTATCTGATAACGATACTACTAAAAGAATATCTAACATTACTTGGTTAGATGAGTCTTGGATAGATGAAACACTTAAACCCTATATAGATAAAGCTAATGAAGATTGTAGTTGGAATTTACAATGGGATAAAACTGAGAAAGCACAATATACAGAGTATGAAACAGGACAATATTATAAATGGCATATAGACCAACTTGCTAAACCTTATAGCGAAAAGTTTGGCAAGGATTGGCAAGGTAAAATAAGAAAGTTATCTGTTACAATTAGTTTATCTAATCCTGAAGATTATGAGGGTGGTAGATTAGAATTTTATACAAGCACACCTTACGAACAAAAGATTATATCATGCGATCAAATATTAGATAAAGGTTCTTTAGTAGTATTTCCCTCTTTTATTTGGCATCAAATAACACCAATAACTAAAGGTATTAGAAAAAGTTTAGTGCTTTGGAACTTAGGCTACCCATATAAATAATGTTTTTTATAATATTTAAAAATAAAAATAATATGTTTACATCTTATTCTAATCAAATATTTTCTACAGAAGCAGAAGCTACTGACTATGCCAAAAGAAGTTTTAAAAGAAAAGACATTTGGCAAGTAGTCAGATATGACAAAGAGAACTACGATAAGTATTGGTATAAAACCTAATTCCAATTGTAATTGCTAGTTTGATGATCTGAGTATTTAACAGAGTCTTTACTTGTAGCATATTTCTTAATGTAATTTGTATTTATAAACTTTAAATCAAGATCACCCATGTGTGTTGCAAGATCAAATGGGTTTGTATATTTACCCTGATAACACCAATAAGATACATTCCAATGTCTAAAGAAATAAGTCTTTCTGTCCACAGGGAGCTTTAGATTTAACGATTCAACTGCTTTGTCTAGACAAGTAATCATATTCTTTAAATCATGGAATTTACCTTTAGAGTTAAGAAAGATACATTGTTGTTCTTCAGGTAAAGTATTCATGTAATCTATAAGCTGATCTTTTAATGATGCACTTATCTCAAGTTCTCTATAACCAGCTTCTGTCTTTGGTGGTGCTAATTGTTTTTCATAATCAACAGAATTAGTTACCTCAAATACTGGTATGTTTCTTTTAAAGTGAAAGTTTTTTCTTTGTGCTGCTCTTGCTTCACTAGGTCTGCAAGAAGTTTCTGCCATTAATTTAAACATTAATTGGTATGGTTCAGATGGTATCTTAGAAATAATAGTTTTTATTCTATCAAAGTTCCATTCTTCAAAGTCAATCTTACCTGACTTTTTCTTCTTTGGAGCATCTTCCTTTTTAAAGAATGTAGCAGTTTTAAATACATTAACTTTAAATGGATCTGTTTCTGCCATGCCAACTTGTGTGTCATATATTCTAGCAAAAGTATGAAAGATTTTCTTTTTATAATCAAAATCTAAATCATCAATCTTTTTAATAAAGTCTGCAATATATTCTACATCAACTTTAGTTAAATCTACATCACCACAATGCTTTTCAATATGTTTGTAATGTTCTGAGTATTCTTTAAATGTAGTTTTACTAAAATTTGTAGTAGGCTCATTAGCTCTTGATTTACATTTCTTACTGTAAGTTTCCCAAGCATGAGATAAAGGAACTGAAATAATTACATTCATATTTTTAGGATTTATATTTCCAATCCTTAATAATATTTTTTCAGCTTCTTGTTCTAACCATTGTTTGTTAGGACTCTGTACTACAACTTTTTTATTATTTTCTTTGTAAGTAAATGTGTGAGCTTTCTGTTTCTTGCCTTTACTATTTACCCATGTTCTTTTGCCTAGCTTTATTTTGTTCATATTATCTCT